ACATGGGCCGTATCTACGCAAACGCAACCGACAACTACGCCGCTGACCAGTTGGTCGCAGGCGCAAGCGTCACACAAGCGTTCGCTCTCGCAGACGTGGCTAAGCCTGAAGTTTGGTCAGCCGAAATCGCAGAGGCTGCATCGACAATCCTCAGCTCGTCAGACGGCAACTTGCCGACTCACTTGTTCGTTTCACCAGATCGCTGGCGTAACCTTCTCGCACTTGCCGACACCGCTAACCGTCCGTTGTTCCCACAGGTTGGGCCAATGAACGCATACGGCGACCTTGGTGTGAACTCGTACGGCGGAAACGCTTTCGGGTTGTCAGTTGTTGTTGACCGTAACTTCGCCAGTGGCACCGCCATCGTTGGTGACGCATCGGGTTACGAACTGTTCGAACAGCAGAAGGGCACCATGTCCATCGAGTCACCATCGACACTGTCACGCACAATCGCACTCCGCGGTTACTTTGCAGCGTTGATGATTGACCCAACCAAGTTTGTCAAGTTCACATTCGCCTGATCACTAGGTAGTTAGGAAAGGGTCTGTATGTCTGTTTACACAATCACTCATGGTTTTCACTTTGATGATGTGTCGGCCGTACAGACCCTGACCCCTTCCGAGGTTCAGCCCGGTGACAGCATCGTTGTCGCTGGCGCTGGCGCAAAGTTCAACGGCACCTTCACCGTTATTAGCGTTGAAGAGTGGGAGTACATCGGGAAAGACCAGCAGGGCTATCTCGAGTTCAACTATGACGTGCCAAAACTCAATCAGGTTTTGTATGCGGTCACTGGACAGGCTGACGATGAAGAGTACGCAGCGCTTGCTGGCACCCTGACGTTTACAGAGACAATCACTTGGACTACTTCAGCGCTTGTGTTGTCGTGGCTTGGTATTGACGTGGCAACCGCTAACGACACGGCCTTTGTGGCTAAGTGTGTCAGTGCTGCTAACGCTTGGTGTTTCCGTAAACGCCGTGAGGCTGGATATACCGATCAACAAGGCACCGTCCCGAGCGCCGATGTCGAACTAGGTACGACAATGTATGCAGCAACGCTTTACCGTGAACGCGGAACTAGCGGTGACGCATACGGCGCTTTTGACGGGATGGGCAACCTCGCTCAACCTGTCACTCTTCACCGAATTATGCAGCTGCTTGGCTGTGGCAGGGCGCAAGTCGCGTGAGTTCTTCAGGCATCTTGTACGAGGCTGTAAACGCTTGTAAGACGGCGCTTACCACTCTCGGGCTTGTGCCTATCACCGATCCTCGCAACGCTCGCCCGTTGTCTGTTCTTATTGAGTTACCCACCGTTGACTCGTTTACATACAACGTAGGCAATATCACGCTTCGACTTCGTGTGTTGGCACCGCCACCGGGCAACCAAGACGCAGGTGATTACCTGATGCAAATCGCAGATCAGATAATGAACTCACCCATCGCGGTCACGGATTTACGTCCGGGCCTCGTATCCATCGGGGGGCAAGATTTGCCTTCCTATGACTTAACCGTTGCCGTAGCCGTACGGCGCAACTAACCAAAAGGAGCCCTCATGGCTACAACAACATTCCTCAGCAATGCCACGATTAACATCACGCAGGGCGCAACCACCACTGACCTTTCAGACCAAGCAAACGCCGTTTCCGTCATGGTCGGCGTTGACTCGCTTGAGTCCACCGCTTTTGGCGACACTGGACACCGCTTCACAGCTGGTCTTCAAAATGTCGAAGTGACAATGACCTTGTTCTTGTCTTATGGCGCTGCAGAAGTTGAAGCAATTCTCAACTCTTGCGTGGGCACAGGTTCAACCGTGTTGACCATCTCCCCATCAGGCACCACAGAGTCCGCCTCTAACCCTGAGTACATCATCACGAACTGCATGCTCAGCGACTTCACCCCAATCAACTCAACCGTGGGCGAACTTGCCACCGTTGAGGTCACCTTCACAGGTGGCACATGGGTTCGTGACGTAACCGCACCGTAAACCCGTAAACCTTCAGGAGAAACAACATGAAGATCACACTCGCAGTCGAACAGATTGACGGCCTCACCTACGAGGTCACCACAAATCTGTTTTCTATTGTGGCACTGGAGCGCAAGTTCAAAATTCGCGCTTCTGACCTTGCCTCCGGTGTCGCAATGGAGCACCTCGCTTTCCTCGCCTTTGAAGGTGCAAAGCAAAACAGCATCACCGTCCCAGCCGTCTTTGATGACTACATCAAGAAACTGGTGTCAGTAGAAGTTGTAAACGAGGACGCTGCAAACCCTACGCAAGAGGCTCTTACCTCCGAACCATCTGCGAGTTAGCAGTTGAGACGGGGTTTTGGCCTCATCAAATCCCATTCGATACACAAGAGCTGCACACCATGTTGGATGTGCTGAAGAAGAGAGCAAAGGAGAGTAAACGTGGCCGCTGAATTTGGCATGGAAGTCGTTGGTCTCAAAGAGGCTCTCAAAGAATTGAACGAGATTGACAAGAAGCTCCGCAGGCAAGTCACCAAGGACTTCAAGGAAATTGTGCAACCTGTGATCCAGGAGGCGTATGGCCGTATGCCCGTTGACCCTCCGTTGTCAGGCATGAAGTACTCGTGGAAGGGTAAGTCCGGCAAAGAAATTATGCACTGGCAGTCCATGATGGTACGCAAGAATCTCAAAGCGTTTACATCAGGCAAGAAGATCCGTGACACGGGTCTAGGGTTCAAACAGAATGTGGGCGTGTTCGGTATTCGTTGGGGTGGCACTCAGGCAACCATTTTTGACATGTCACGCAAAGGTGATCTGGCACAGCAGTTAGACCGCCGTTTCGGTCAGCCGTCTCGAGTTCTTTACCGTGCCTACGAAGTTAAGCAAGCCGAAGTTGAAGGTCAGTTGAAAGACTTGGTCTCGAGAGTTATGCGTCAAGTTGGACGCGGTGGGAACATTTAGCCATGTCTGTTGTACTTAACATTTTTAGCGAGTTTGACTCTTCGGGTGTCCAAAAGGCTAAGAAGGAATTTTCACAGCTGGACGGCGCAGCTGCTAAGACCAAGTTTGCGTTTAAGAAGGCTTTGATTCCTGCGACTGCTGCTGTGGCTGGTTTGGGTGCTGCTTTGTTTGATGCCACCAAGGGTGCAATGGAAGACGCAGCTGCACAGGATCTGTTAGCGAATAACTTGCGCCGTGCTACTGGCGCTACTGAACAACAGATTAAGTCAAATGAGGATTGGATAAGTTCGACTGGTGCTTTGCTCGGGGTTACCGACACAGAGTTGAGACCGGTGCTGGCGAAACTCGCCAAGGCGACAGGGTCAGTTACTAAGGCTCAACAGTACGCAAACGCTGCCATGGACATCGCTGCCTCGACTGGTAAGCCCCTTGCGACGGTCACAGATGCGATAACCAAGGCGATGGGGGGCAATTTAGGGGCGCTAGCAAAGTTGGCTCCCGAGTACCGCCAGATGATTAAGGACGGCGCTGACTTTGAGACCGTCATGTCTCTTATTGCTGACACTACTGGCGGTGCTGCAACTGAAGCTGCAAACACGGCTCAAGGACAGTTTAAGCGTTTTGGCATTGCTCTTGATGAAACCAAGGAGTCCATCGGCGCTGCACTGCTTCCAGCGATTGAGGCCGTGTTGCCGTACCTAACAAAGTTTGGTGATTGGGCTGCTAAGCACCCGGGCATCATCCTCGCCGTTGGTGCCGCTATCGCTGTTATTGCTGCTTCCATCATGGCTGTAAACCTCGCTATGGCGCTCAACCCGTTTTCAGCAATCATCATTGGCGTTGTTGCTGTTGGTGCAGCTGTGGTTTTGGCTTACAAGAAGTTTGAGGGTTTCCGCAATGTTGTCGACGCTGTTTTCAGTGGCATCAAGGTGGGCTTTGACTTTGTGGTCTCTTACTTCAAGACTTTGTTGACGATCTACAAGGGCATTTTCAATGGCATTGCTTCGCTGTGGAATAACTCCATTGGCAAGTTGTCGTTTAAGTTCCCGTCGTTTGTGCCGGGCTTCGGCGGTAAGGGCTTTGATGTACCGAACATCCCAATGCTGGCGCAGGGTGGAATCGTTACTAGCCCAACTCTCGCACTCATCGGTGAGGGCAATGGCCCAGAGGCTGTAATCCCTCTGAACCGCATGGGCGAGTTCGGCATGGGTGGCGGTAGCAACGTCACTATCAATGTAAACGGCGGAGACCCGAACGCTGTGGTAGCAGCTCTACGCACCTACATGCGTCAAAACGGATCTGTGCCTATCCGAGTGAGCAACATTTTCTAATGGCTCTCCAGTCCTACACCGTCGCTTACTCAACTAATGGCTCGACGTGGACTGGCTTAACCAATGTTCAAAACATCACAATCAAAATTGGTAAGAGCGCACAACTTGACGCGGTAAACGCCTCTATTGCTTCTTTTGAAATGCGCTATCCCACGGGCTACGCCTCGCCTATCACCCAGTTGGTTGCCGGGTCATACATCAGAATTTCAAACACCACAGGTACTGCAAACCCTATTTGGTACGGAGAAATTACTGATGTAAACGCAACTTACGGCATCCCGTATGCGGGTGGCGTAGGCCCTGCTGACTTTCTCAGTGTTTCTTGTGAGGGTGCTTTTGCTGCTGTGGGCCGTATGCAGGGCAACGGCTACTCGATGGCTGCTTCTAGCATTGTTGACCAGTTCCAAAACGCAAACATTCAGACGGGTTTGAACTTTGGTTATTTGCCTTTGTCGTCTAGTACTCGCCTTGCTGCTACGACTGTAAACAGCACGTGGGGCGACTGGGTGAACCGTGTGTGTCAAAGCACTAACAGCCGTTTGTGGGATGGCATTGCTTTCAACGGTTCGACTGTTATCTCACCGTTTTTTAACTCGGTAAGCACAGTTAACTTTTCGGATGTCGCCAATGACGCTACGAATCAGGTTTACAACCAGATCAACTTTGACAGCCTCGCAGACAACTTTTACACGCAGGTCACGGTCACCCCTGAAACGGCTGGCGCTGCCACGGTGACACAGGTGGGGGCTTCGGCACCGTTCCGCACGTATCAGACAAACACATTGAACGAAACCACAGCTCAGGCAACTGACTACGGCAATTATTTGTTGTCGAATTACGGGACGGCGCGTTTTGCTATTAGTTCGGTGACTTGTTCGGGTGATGCTCAGGCTTCGTTCCAGTTGGACAAGATGGGTGTTAACGGCGAGTTTGGCAAGACTGTGGGCCGTCAGGTTTCTGTGGCGTTCCGTGGCACCACTTATCAGTGCATTGTGGAGGGTGTGACTATGTCTGCTTCACCTGCTAGTTCTTCGTTTACTTTCCACTTGTCCGGTGCTGATCTGAACGCTTATCTCATTTTGAACAATGCCGTTTTCGGCAGGCTCGATTTCAACAAGTTAGGATACTAAATTATGGCTATAAAGACTTTTACGACTGGTGAGGTGCTCACAGCGAGCGACACCAATACCTATCTAGCCAACGCTGGGCTGGTGTACGTCACAGGTGGTGCGTTGTCATCTACGGCGACAAACTTTGCCGGGTGCTTCACTTCTACGTTCGCAAATTATCGAATAGTAATTGGTGGCTTCGGAAGTTCCGTTGCGCAGTATTTAGTGTTTCAAATGCTTACAGGCACAACGCCCGAAACAGGCGCAAACTATTACACAGCAATGACAGGTTACACGTCGTCAGGTGTAGCAAGTTCAATTCCTCTTGCGGCAGGCACTAGTGGCTATCTTGGCTACAACTATCAAGCAAACTCGGCTTTGAGGGATAGCAGTTGCTCTTTTGACATTATGGGGCCAGCATTAGCACAACGAACACAACTTGTCGGAACTAGTCAAGGCTTCGCCTCAGCGACAACTATTTACAACGCTTGGAGTGGTTCAACTAACCACAACCTCGCAAACGCCTATGACGGTATCCGAATACTGAACTTAGGTGGTGGCACTATTGCCGGTGACGTTCGTATCTATGGTTACAGGCAGGCATAAAAATGAGCAACACACCACAAATAACAACGCACTACGCAGACGGAACACCCTCAGAAACAAGGGACATGACCGAAGAAGAATTAGCAGAACTACCAAAGGCAACAGATGAAACGCCTAGCCCTAATTAGCCTGCTCACCGTTGCCCTAACCGCCTGCGCTGACCGCATCCGCGAAAACTGCGACACCACAAAAGCCACCGGCACATTCGAAAGGCGATGCCAATGAA